AAAAGACCGCAGTCGGAGTTGTCAGGTTCAAAAACGCTAAACCTTGAGGGCATTACTGCTACCTCACTCCCTTGCGGCTGTATTTCTCCCTAAAATATTGGCACAAAAAACGCTGCTCTAAGGCAGCGGCATCGTACCGCGTTTTTGATTTGACACCGCAAAATTAAAAATTTATTTTGTAACCAATATCATAATGCTCTATTTTTTAATATTTTTTAAAAACCACCCGCAAGCGATTGGCGGCAAGCAAAAAGGAGGACCGATGCCGCTTCCACGCTCACGGGTGTCAGATTCAAACTCAACTCTTTATATGGCTATACCCAAACAAAGCGATGCAAAGATAAAAAGATTTTCCGTTCATTGTTCCGAAATGCCTTATCTTTTAACAAGTTTTAGAATCTCGTCTTAACTTCGTACTTACCATTATCAGTCTTGCGAATGACACCACGCTCAACCAGCTTGCGGGCTGTGGCATAGTAAGTCGGTATGGTGGTGTTCATCATACCTGAGTACTTTGCGTAATCATCACTCACCTGCTTTACACCCTTGCAGCTTTCGCCCCACAGGATAGCATACAAAACAAGCTGGTTACCGTTCAAACCTAATTCACTGGTCATAAAACTTTCAATCGTAATCTTTGCCATAATACTTTTGTTTTTAAATTATACTTATTTCTCCAAATATTCCTCTACAACCGCTTGAAATTCCTCGAGCGAATAACATACCACGTACTTTACTTTATACTCCTTACAAGCCTGTTCAAATACCTTTTGGCTATCGCTCTGCCTACCGCCTATCTTCTTCATCTCGATGCAAAGGGCTGCATACCCGTGACGGGGCAAAAGCAGGATCAAGTCGGCAACACCACTAAGCGCACCCTCATCCTTGAGGTTCTTCGCTGTCCAAGCGTTTCGTGCTCCGCCATTAGGCACAGAAAAGAAAACTCTGCTGGCTTCGGGGTAACGCTGACGGAACCAACCAACGCATTGTATCTGTATCTGTCGCTCAGTAAGCGGCTTTGTTGTTACCTTGCTCATAGCTCTGTCAATACTTTGTGGAACGTTCTACGGAGTGGCAGGCTGGCACCTTTTACCATCTCCTTTAACTCTTGTACCTCATCATCCGTAAGGTACAGCTCACTCTCAAATGTTACTGGGTTCTTTCCGATTCTCATAATTCCTTATTTTGTTTAAATTTTAATTCTAAGCCGTTTTTATATTATTGCCTTATAACCTACCCGCTTTTTGTGTTTCAACCCGTTAGCGGGCTTTAAAATCGGGTTTCTGTTTATTTCTGACCGAATAGATGCACAGCAGCACCAAAAATCAAATCGCTTTCGTTGACCTTGTGCTCCTCTACACCATCATCCGTACCCGTGACACCATCCGAAATGGTTTTCTTGGTTTGGATAAGCTGGTACATATATTCATCGATCGTGTCCTGTCCCAAGATATAAACGCAGTTTACAGCGTTCTTTTGCCCATTGCGGTGCGCTCTATCCTCAGCCTGTACGCAATCAGCCGCAGTCCAAGGGAACTCAACGAACAGCACATTGCTTGCAGCCGTGAGGGTCAAGCCGACACCACCACTCTTGTAGTTGAGGATAATCAGCCGTACCCGTTCATCATTCTGAAACCTATCTACTGCATACTGCTTCGCCTGCTGGCTATCATCACCCGTGACGGTTACCGCTTGACGGAACTCTCGCTTTAAATCGGCTACGACCTCTTTCAGATAGCAGAACACAATCAGCTTTTGTCCGTTCTCACCATCAATGATGCTATGTATGATGTCGATAGCACCCTTTACCTTTCCACGGGCTGAAATCTGTTTCAGCAATCCCATCTTTACCATAATGGCACCACGGATGGTACGCTGTATCTTCTCATCGTCTGCCGACTGATACTTAACCAAATACTTAACGATGTCTCGCTCTGCTTCCTTGTACTCCTTGCGGTTATCAATATCGGTAACGAGGTAGCTGCGTGTCTTATCAGGCAACTGGGTAAGCACATCTTTCTTCAACCTGCGAACAAAGCAGTTCTTACGCAGCAGGTAATTAAGCTCTTTCAAGTGGCTGCTCTTATGCTCACCAGCGCAATAACGTGCCATAAACTTCGTGTAACCACCGAAATCATTAAGTCGGTTCATTATATTAAGCTGCTGCACCAAGTCTATGTTATTATTCACTACTGGTGTACCCGTCAGCTCCAGCACGTACTCCTTACCTTGAGCGATACCCTGCACAAACTTCGACTGCTGGGTGCTGCTGGTCTTGCACTTGTGGCTCTCATCAATGATGATGGTACGGAACAGACTTATACGCTCGTCAAAGTCAACGCTCTTGAGTGTAAACCGCCCCTCACGTCTGATTCTCGATACAAAGAACTTACGCAGACTTTCATAGTTACAGATAAAGACCTCGGCACAGGGCTTCCCGTCTGCTTTCTTGATCTGCCAAAACCTCTGCCACGTATTGCGGTTCTTATCATCGAGGATAACAGCGTTCAAACCACCGAACTTCTTTAGCTCTCTCTGCCAATTAATCTTCAAGCTGGCAGGGCATACCACCAAAGCGGGGAAAGCCTTACTTGCTGTCAGGACACCGATAGCCTCAACCGTCTTACCCAATCCCTGCTCATCACCGAGGATGCAACGCTTCTTATCAAGCGCATAGGCGATGCCCTCTTTCTGATACTCGTATGGCTCTATAAGCAGGTTATGTGGCACACGCAGCTCGGGTATGGGCAGTTCTTCATACGTCTGTACCGCTTCTTTATCTTCAAGCCAATAGATGCGTGAGCAGAAATGATACTGCTCTGCCCACACACCCATCTTTTGTAAGTACACCACATCGAGCTTGCTAACTTCCCAAAACTTGCCATCAGCACGATACTTTGCACTCGGTATTCTCCGAATACATTTAACCAGCATTGGGTGGTACTGAAACGACACCTTGTAGCAGTTAGGGGTCAACGTGAAATACATCGGACTAATCATAGCAACTTCTATGCAACAGCAACTTTCTTACCTTTCTTACCTTTCTTTGGGGCTTCGCTGGTAGCTTCGGGCACCTCTCCCGTCTCGATCGCCTTGTAAGGGTCAATATCCTTGAAGTCGATACTTGCCTGCTTTACTCCCCACTTCTTTTCCTCAATGTAGGCTTTGGCTTCAAACAGCACGGCATCCACATCGAGGGCGAGGTCGTTCTGATACTCGTAGTCGTCCTCATCAGCGAGGTCAACGCTGGGGGCTGTCAGACTGATAACACCCGAGTTCAACAGGATACGGCTACCCGTCAACGATACTTTCTTTTGGTCGTTGGTGAAACTGAGTACCTCAACGGTCAAACGCTTATACACGTTATCTTCCTTGTCGGTGATACGCTGCTCACGCAAATCAGCCAACTTCTTCTTGAAAGCCTCACGCTGCTCGGTGATGATAGCGAGGTGGGGGATAAGACCCTGCAAGGCTTCTTTCAAATCCTTGTGTACGAGGTTAGCACCTGCAAACTGAATAACATCGCCATCCTCATTCTTGTAGGTGGCTTCAAGTGTTCCCGCTTTCGTTAGCTTAATCTTACTAAAAATCATAAATTAAAACGTTTTAAATTAATAATTGAATTGAGAATAAAAATTCTCGAAAAATCTATCTTCCGGCTTTGGCAACGTGATACCCAGCTCTGTTAGTGCATCTACCTGTATTTTAGTCAGGAACTCACTCATCTGCTCTTGGTTGAGTTTTGAGCTGGTGTTGTAGATATGTTCTAACTTATCCCCTATCTGAATCGATTTCATCAGGAACTTTTTGCAGTAGTACATATAAACATCTTCTTTCGGTGTTCCCGTCTCTCGCTCGATACAGGTAAGCCACATCCACATCAAGTCATTCTGCGGTATGCTGCGTTTCTCATTTGCTCGCTTAATGGTGATGGTGTACTTACCATTCGCCAGCAGGGAGAAAACGTAGGGCAGTTCAACATCGAACGTTAACCGCCCATCGTTTTTTGTCATTATTACCGTCTTTGCCATAGCTTAAAGGAATGGTAACCCGTCACGACCATCTACACTTGATCCAGCCTTGGCTGCTGGTTCTGCTGGGGCTGCTGGTGCTGGGGTGGGGGTGGGTGCTGGTGCATCTTTCTTACGTATCACCTCGATGTCCGTTGTACGGATACCTGTAAACACCTTTGTCTTGCCCTGTTGGTCTTTGTAAGGTGTGCCCTGTATGAAGAACGACACCTTAACCACATCACCCTCTTTCAAATCAAGGGCACCGAGTTTCTCTACCAGCTTATCGCCACCGAACTCCAGCAGGGGCTTGTTCTCATACTGCGAACGCTCACCCGTATATGGGTCATACGTGGTGCAATCCAAATACAGCTCACGTTTCTTGATAGCTGGCTTACCAGCTTCCTTACTTGGTACTTCGGTAACGCTACTTACCGCAATTACTCTACCTACTAATTCATTTCTTGCCATAATTACAAAATTTTATAAGTTATACTTGCTGATACCTTGCTCACTTTCTTGTACTGCTCGTACAGGGCTGGCTCATTCTCCTTGAGGGCTTTCGTGTCCACGCTCTCACGGCTGTACGAACCCTTGTAGCTAATCTGTATGTTTTCGCCTACCCATTTCTGCTCTCCGTTGCTCTCCATACAGGTAAGCAAAGCGGACTTCAGTTCCTTTTCACGATCCGTCAGCATATCGAGCTGCTTCTTGATGATAACCAGCTCATCGACCAATGGCTGCACACCCTCGGGGACATCACCCGTCTTACGTTCCTCATACTTGAATCCCATCATATCAAGCTCCTCAACATAAGGCTCTGGGTGGACACCCATCACGTAGGCGGCTATCAGTCGCTCGCAGAACTCGGCAGGGATACGGTCAACTTCCTTGATGGCGGGCTTTCCGTACTGAGGCTTTGGCAGCCAAATGGCATACAGGTGTGGCACCTTCTTTCCCTTGTTCATCTTCTCGAACAGGTAAGCATAGATACTGAGCTGTAACTGAACGTTTGCCACGTGTAGCTTGCTGGTGGTCTTGATGTCTGCCAGCGAACAATCATCCAGAACCTTATCAATGGCACTTGCCACGTAACGCTCATCGCTGACAAGGTACTCGCTGCAAGCAACCTGCAAACCAGCATCAGCCATCATCTGTTTGTACTCAATAATCAATGGCTCATCTGCTACACCCAAGCTGTCGCATAGCTCGCAAAGATTGTGTACCGTTGTGCCGTGCTTTGCGGCTTCATCTAAAACACTCTGCGGAATACCCTTATAAGTATCAGGGAACAGCCACGCAATAATAGGTGTCACTCCGCTTAACTGATTACCATTTAGGTGGTAGGTGTGGTGCTCACCATCGAACACCACGGGACTTGCCACCAAACCTAACATTTTATTCTCCATAACTTCTATAATTGTTTGTTACTATTTTAACGCTGCTTTTCTCTCTTTTAGTGCATCTACAAAACGTGCATCTTCACCGAAATCGGCTTTGTATGCGTGCCAAATGGCTGTCAGCTCATCCACGCTGTTACAAGCCTCAACATCGAGCACGGCTGCACCAAGTCTGTCCTCGTAGGGCATATTCTTCTCAGCCTGCGACTTCGGCTGGGTGTTTGGTGCTTTACCCTGTCGCTTACCTGCTGGGTAGCTGAATCTCTCCACACCCTTATCATCAATGATAACCAGCTTGCACACCTTATCATCCTTGTACTCAATCTCCTTGACCTTAAAACGGGTCTTGAGCTTACGGGCTTGGTTACGGTCTGCATCGGTGGTGTTGATCCATACGAAAGGACTTGTGTACAGCTCACGTCCGATGCCCCAATTAAAGCAAGCACGCTTGAACGCATCGGAAGCCTGTCCCTTTTCTTTCTCGGTGTTGCTCTCTGTACCTACGTCCTGTTTGCTGACCCACTCTTTTGTTTCTGCGTTGTAGATTGATACGGTACAGAAAAGGTTGCCATTAATCAGCTCGTGCTCACGCTTCCAGTTGAACGCTCCCACTACCTCATCCAGCAAACGCATATCTACACGTGCATCCTTGTAAAGCAACAGACTTACACCTGTACCGTTGTCTGTACCTACTCTGCAGTCGATTTCGTCTGCGTAGAGCTTTCTGAATTTGAGTTCTTTTGCCATAATGAATTGAATTTAATTGTAAAACATAAAACTACTTTGTAAGTACCCCGTACCCGCCACGGGTAATACCTCTCGGTATCGCTGCTTTGCTGTACTCCCTTTGCTGGTCGCTACCAGCGATAGATAAACATCTGTTTAAGCATTTAAATGAAAAAAAACTTTTAAAGTAAAAAGAACTATTATGAAAAGACTAACCTGTCTATGCTGTCGGCTATTACGCACATCACTATCAAACCTATCGGGTAAAGGATTCCGTACTTAATCCACTCCCATTTTGTAAACTTCTCGTTTTCCATTTTCTTTGTTGTTTTAAATTCTTGCATATCTCAGCACATCACCAGCATTGCATTGCCATTTGCCATTCTGTGCCTTACCATTGACTTTCTCGGCTCTTATCTTGCCTTCTGTAATAAGCTGCATCAATCTCGAACGACCGCCCACTATGCGCTCGCTGGTACGTAAGCCGAACGTTTCACCATTCATAACACGGAGTATCGTGTTAAGTAGGCTCTGCTCGATGTTGTACTGCTGTGTCATATAGCGTAACTCCTTTCGTTCTTAACTGATTTATTGTAAACTCTATCCCGAGGTGCTCACATATCATCGCTGCCATCAGCTCTGTGTCCTTACTTATTCCCAGCTTGCGGTAAATAGCTTTCTTTTCCGTTCTGACCGTATGATAACTGCGACATAATGTATCTGCGACCTCTTTCTCTGTTAACCCTTTGCAGAACGCAAGAGCGACCTCACGCTCTGCAGGGGTTAACCTTAATTCATCATATACTGCTCTTGTAGCTCGTACATCTCGTTCTCGGCTTCTACATCTCTCTGAACATCTACCCAGCAGGGGAGTGCCTGTTTGATGGCTTCGACTACCATTGGACTTTGGTGCTCGCTGTTGTCACGCTCTACCCATACATCGTTGATCTGTACGACCAAACCGCAACCGACCATCTCTACCTCAACCATAACGGTGGTGTTACCGAAATCGTACTCATAACTGAGGTGGTTCCAACCGGCTGCGATACTCTCACGCATCTCGTACTCAACACCATCCTTAATCTCCTTGACTAACTTCTCAAACTTCTTCATAGCTCTGCCCTTTCTTACTTTACATATAGACTAACCTGTAAACCTCTGCGCAACTTGCAAACGCATACATCACGCATACAATCGAGTGCTCTCTGAATGAACTTGTAGAAAAGTTCCTCACCAATCAAGCGAATAATACCACTAACACCCATCAGCGTGTTAATCTTCTTTCCGTTCTCGTCATAACCGAAAACCTTGATACGAAAGTTCCGATTGACGAACTTTGAATCGAACTGCTTTGTTTCTTTTACTTTTGCCATAATGCTTAAATTTTAAAAATAACCCTTTTGAGGTATTGTGAGTTTGAAATAAAATGTTTATCTTTGTCCTAACGACACCGCAAAATTAAAAAGAAATTCCTTATCAAACAAGGAAAGTCCTTACTTTTTAAAAAGTTTTAAAAGGTTTTCCGTTGTTTTTTAAATATTTTAAAAGTTTAAACTCTAAAAACAATACGATTATGGCAAAACAACCTCGCACCAAATTAAGTGGCAAAGAAGCCCGCTACGTGCTAAAACAGAACAACATTTCTTTGGCTTGGCTGGCAGAACAGCTCGGCATTAAGGCTCAATCCCTGCAATCACGCTTGAACGCTACGGAGTTCAAACCCAGCTATCAGTTAGAAATAAACAATATCCTCGGGCGCAGGATATTCGATATTGATATGGCTGATAGCCTCGTGGAAACCAAAGGTCGCATACCTGTCATAGATATGCGTGTAAGTGCTGGCTTCGGAGTTTCCTTACTTGATGGTAACGAGAACCGCACCAACGAGTACGTAACTTTCGAGGGCTTGAACGGCTGCATAGGTGTGTACGTGTATGGCGATTCTATGAACCCCGAATATCGTGCTGGCGATATTGTGTTCGTTCGTCAGGTGCTCGATCCAAACGACATCGACTACGGCAGACCATACGTTATCATTACAAAGAGCGACCGTGTACTAAAATGTATCTACCAATCCAAGCACGATGCTACCGCACTACGCTTGACATCACTCAACGAGGAAACCAACCGCCACGGCGATAGGTTGTTCCCTGATAAGGAAATACCAAAGGACAATATTATATTTATTTATAAAGTTGTGGGTATGTTCAGACGTGAGCAGATTTAGCGTCATTTTGGGTTTATTTCGGTTCTAAGCGGTTTTCTATTCCTAACCTTATAACTTATCGGCTGAACGAATAAAAACAGCTTAGAACGCTTAAAAACGAATAATTCGTGTTTTTCACGCTTTCGTAACTATCTGAAACAGGTAAACATAGAGAATTAGTTAAGGTTTAGTATTTAAATACATTCATTCTAACACGCTACAGGCTCATACAAAGCCCACAACAGCCCGAAAACCCTGCAACGATACAATTATCGGCACCAACGGGGAAACGGGCTGTATGCCCGCTTTTGACACCTGCAGCGAATAAAAAGTATTCGTTATGGCAACTATCAAGCTCGCTGTGCTCAAACATACCAAAGCCAAAGACGGCTCTTTCAAGGTGCGTATCGCTGTCGGTCATAAGTCCGAAACGCACTATATCGTTACCCGCTACCGAGTGGCTACCTTTGCAAACTTCCGTAACGGGATGGTCGTAGGTCAGCCGGATGCTAACTACCTCAACGTTAAACTGCGCTCTCTGCTTAATGACTACGATAGCAGGTTAGACCGCATCCCGAACCTCGGGGAACTATCCTGCGAACAATTACGCAACATACTACGGGATATGCCATCAACTACCAGCACGGCCACCTTTGGGCAGGTGGCTAACGACTATGCCAAACTGCTACGTGAGGAGCACCGCAACTCTTACGCTCATATCATCGAATACTTTAGCAATAAGTTTACAACCTACCTACGGGGCGATGTGCTGCTTTCTCAAATTACCACCAACACGATTGAGGGATACGCTCATCATCTACGCTCAACGGGTATTTCTACCGCCTATCAAACTATCTGTCTTTCAAACGTGCGTACCATCATTAATCGAGCGATAAAGCTCCAGCTAATCAAATACGATACGCACCCGTTCTCATATACAAAGGAAATGCGCTCTGAACCTCGTGAGCTTGATATATCCGTAGAGGAAATGCGTAAGGTATTCGCCTACACCCCTCGGCTGCGTAACCAGCGTAAGCTGCTCGACCTTTTCAAACTTAGCTATCTGCTGGGTGGTATGAACCTTATAGACCTCATAGCATACGACTTCCGTACACCCGAGCCGATCCTGCGTTATGTACGTAAGAAAACCAAAAACAAAAAGCTCTCATCATCAACCACGGAGTTTACCATCCAACCCGAAGCCCGTGTGCTGATTGATAAATGGATGAACCCTAAGACGGGTAAGCTGGCAGACATCAAGGAAAAGGATTACCCATCGTTTATGTGTGGGGTACACTATAACATCAAAGCAACAGCAAAAGCCCTCGGCATAACAAAGCGCACCAGCTTCTACACCGCCCGTAAGTCGTTCGTTCAGCACGGGTTTGAGCTGGGCATACCTTTGGAAACTTTGGAATATTGTATAGGACAGACAATGAAGTCTAATAGGCCGATATTTAACTACGTAAAGATTATGCGCCAGCACGCTGATTTAGCTATAAGACAGATAATAGATAATCTTCTAAACTCTGAAACTTAGCACGCACCATATATATGAGCGTAAGCGAATATATATTATATATTATTTATTTATTATTTTATTAATTAATTATTTTATTTATGTTTAGGTTTTCCAAATGCGGGTTTTCCATATTCAGAAAACCTCAATACGGTAGCACATAGAAAGAGGGAGCCGCTGCCCCCTCACAATCTAAGTAACCTAAAACCTATAAACTTATGAAACCAAACTACTTGCTACCTGTGTTCCGTCTCGGATAATAGATAGCTATTACTACTAATACAATCAATATCAATAATGCCCATCCGCCCCAATCGACTTTCGCCTGTTGCCATTTCGTCAGCCGCTTCTCGACAGGGTAGGGTACGGGTATGCTATCGTGAACGGTATCCCTCTCGGCTGTCAACCTCTGCAGGGCTTCTATCTGCCTTTCCAGCTCCCAGCTCTTAACCAGCCACGCTCGCTCTGCGTTCTTGAGCTGTATTCCATACTTCGCCATCGCTGCGCTATCAAGCTGCATAATGGTCGTTTCTTTCTCGTGGTAAAAACTATCTACTTGGTGTACGCTATCCGTATGCCAATGGTGCTCGGAGTGGCTGCTTTCGACCGGCACATACTCAACGTTCTTGCACCCTACGAACAGGCTCCCGATACCAAACAGGCAAACGAAAACCACGATCGCCCAAATGGTGCATTTCAAATACTCCTTTATTACGTTATCCATACTATTTGATTGTTATGTAAATATCACCCTTTGCCGCCTGTAACTTGGCATAGAGGGCTTTAAATGTTGCTGTACTCTCCAAGACTTTCCCCACCTGTGTATTCCTGCCTACCAAGATGCAGCCCTCTGTATCGTTAGCCGTGTTGCCGATATGTATCAATACACCATCATAGGCTGGCACATTTATCAACCTCGGCAGATAGCCGTTACAGAACTTGTACGCTGCCTTATCCTTGAACCTCGGGGACTGAATACCCAGCGTTACACGATACCGCCCTGTAGGTATAGCCGTGATACCTTTCTTTTTCTTGGCTTTTACTACACTTAACGGCATATCCTGTCGTAACCCTCGGTCGGCATCCTCACACGTATCGCAGAACCTAACACCATCGAGGTACAAATGCCCGATGGTGTAGGTCTCACGCTTTGCTATTCGCTTAACTACTATTTCCATATCCTACGCTGTTTGTTCGTGCTGAGAAATCTCTACGCTCGTATCTCCTTTCTGAAACTTAACACTAAGCCCCAGCTCGATAGCTCTGTAGGCATATAGCAGGGTCGGGAATAGTAGTAACTCACCGATGGCTGTAAGCACGCTGCCATCAATAACTCCCATTGGTGGAACGAAAAACCCTGCAATAATCAATCCCACCGAAACAAAAAAGCAGACGGCAAATGTTATACGGCTCAGTATAAAAGTCCGAGGTTCATCTACCTTTTCCGAAACAATCCTATTAGTATAATTCATAAGGCTGGTGATTATTTAAACGTTAGACACTACTTACAAACTAACTCGCTCACTTCGTCAATCTGCCCAACATTCCAATCGTTAGTGCCTGCCAGCTTCAACAGGGCATCTTCCGTGATTGGCTCCAGCTCAAGCTCGACCTCTTTCTTGGCTTCGCTCTCGGTAACATTCTTCAAAGCCGTGTTGAACGGGTTAATAATGTGGTAGGTCATATCTACGAACTCATCGCCCGACATTGGGTACTTCTCAGGCTTGACACCGAGCTGTATCTTCTCACGGCACTCATTCCATTTGAGTATCTTCTCATCGTAACCCTCGGGCTTGAGCTTCTTAACCGCATCCTCACGGAAATCATCGAACGAGGTTGCAACGGGCTTCAAGACACGCAGGATCTTGATTACCTTGAACTTGTCCGCATCTTCCAGTGCACCCAGCTTTGCTACATTGAGCAGGTTGTAAACTACCAAAACTTTCTCTGTCTTTACACTTACTTTCTTCATAATCTTAAAATTTAATTGTTTAACTTAATCTCTATCTCATCCAGCGCATCCATAACAGCCATCATAAACTTACGTGGCATATCTGAATACGTGTACAGCAGCTCACCGCCCTTAACGGTGCCGTTGAAAGTACCTACAAGCTCTTTTACCTGCTTGTCACCATCGACCGAAAAGCAGCTACCAGCATTTGTCAATAGCTCGTGGCTCTGCTCATCCATCTGCGCCACACCCTTGATGGTGATACCCTCACCCTCAAACGTGTAGTTCTCTGTAATCTTCTTACTTGTAATACTAAGATTTCCCATAACTCACTTTTGTTTCTGTTTAACTTTTATACCATATTTTCTATATAAACGCATCTTATGGCTCTGTGATGTAACAGCCGTTAGGCATTTCTTCCTAACATTATAATAGCAGTAATGCCACCATTCCAGCGAGCACATACGCAACAGCTCGAACATCTTGTAGTAATCCGTTCGGTTCTTCAATAAACCAAAATAGCTATTCATAGAGGCTAAGAAATGCTCCAACTCTTTCTCCTTATCCTTGCACCTGTTCATTTCCATTATCTTCGCCTTACACCTGTTTATGGTTTTAGCATTGAGGTGAACCCTGTTAGGTCGGATATGGCTACCCAAGAACTCTAAGCCGTGCTTATACGGCTGGTCGTAGAATTTCTTATTATTCATCTTGATACCCTTTGCCGACAAACGTTTACGAAGCTCAGGAAACAGACTGAGCGCATACTGATGTAACCTTTCGGGTACTATCATCGTGCAATCATCCATAAACAGCGTTGCTCTTATACCACAATCGTCATTTAGCCATCGTATCTCATCATTGATATACAGCCCCATCGCCTTTTGGCTTGGCAGTCTGCCGATAGGTGCACCGATACCCTCATCTTTCGTAAAGATAGATTTTTCGGGCTTGATATGCTCTGCCCAAAAGCATTTCGGTGTTCGTAGTTCGCTGTGCGCTGCGGGGTTGCAGTTTATAGTAATCATCGCCAACCATTTAAGATAATCGACAAACCATTCTCCGTGTTCCTCGGCTATCCTATCCCGATTGTTATCAATTACATCGGTAAAACATTTCTCCATAACTTCCCATTTGGCATTAGGGAAGAAACCAGCCAAATCCCACTTGATGATACGGCACGGCTCTGTAAACCCGTTGCTTACCTCGAAAATATCTTCCATCACTTGATTGATGGCCTTTTGGCTTCCCATACCCTTGCGGTTGTTATATGTTCTGCTGTGCAACGTTTCTTCAAAATAAGGCTCTAACGGGTCACATAGCTCGTGGTCTGCCATACGACCTGAGAAATCGGTGGCTATAATCTCTCGCCATTTAGGTATCGAGGTAAGGAAAGCATAGTGTCCGTTGATTCTAAAAGTATAATCGAAACGCTGCTGTATATCACGGAAAGTCTTTGTCGCCCAGCTTATCTCGTGGGCTACGCTATCCTTGCCGTAACGCTTATTCTTTCGGGTTGAATCCATCAACTCTAAGAACTTACCATAACGTTCTGATTTCTCTTTTAATGTCATAACAAACCTTTTCTTTATTCGTATTATTTTTATCGGGTGGTGTAAGTTCGAGACAGCCTGCACCGTATTCTCATTCGTGCAGTTGTTGTTGTTCAAGTTGCCGTTGTTGCCATTGAAATTCCACGCATTAGTTGCGTTGTACCTCTGAGCAAACCATCGGTTCGTGCTGTACTGGTTACATAGTGAAGTTGCTATAAATGATAGCCGTAACCCCTTTTACATCAACCCTGTGTCTAACAGCGACCTTTTCCGTAAATTCCTATTACACGTAATAACTTATCGGGACTTGTCGCTATATCTGATACTTTAAGTCGAAGCAAGCGAGACTTTTAAAGAGCTTCGCCAACGACCTATGCCATCCTCAATCCTCGTTAACCTTTCTGCAATTAAATATAAATCCTTATTCGTGGCTATCCCGAAGTCTCGTAACAAATCAAAGCTCGCCATCATAACACCGAAATCACCTATCATCAAGCGGATGTTTTCTTTCCTCGCTTCATTACAATAGTAGGCAATACAGAAGTGTCGTATCATATCATAACAGGCATTTCTAAACTCTCTTGCGCATCCATCTATGCGCTCTATCTTCTGAAAACGGTTAAATACAGGATGATAAATTTCAAGCAACTTTTTGACTTCGACAAGAATTGAATCCTTGTCACGCTTTGCTTTGTTACTCGAACTACGAGTTTTGTCCATTTCTTATTGTTTCCTTTCTTTTTTAAATTGTTATTACTATCCCCGCACCCACCCTTACGGGATGGGCACGGAGGTTTTAAATTTTAAACTATCAAAAGCGAGACAGCCTGCACCGTAAGCTCATACGTGCAGCCGCCGGTGTTCAAGTTGCCGTTGTTGCCATTGAAAAGCCACGCATACGCCGCGTCGTACCTCTGAGCAAACCATCGGTACGCGCTGTTATTAGGCGCAGCACCACCGAACTTCGTCATTGTAGCCGCTACCTTTGTCAGCACTCTATCTCGCATAAGAGCTGTTCCCTCGTAAACTCCGGGTAGATACCAATCACCTGCCGACAGACCAGCCACGCTATAGTCAATCGCTGCACAATACTGAAAAGCAGGGTGTGCGCTATCGTTATACGT